ATGTGGTCACGCCGTTCACCGTGGCCGTTGTCATCGTCATCGTCGGGGCAGTGATCTCCGCCCCCGTGGCGTCGTTATAGATCGACGCCTGGAGCGTGTAGCCGGTGAGGTTGGCGTTGAACGTGGCCGAGAACGGGAACTCGTCGCCCCGGACAAGTGCCAAGCTCAAGTCGCCAGGAAGCTGCTCAAAGACGGCCATTCTTCACCTTCTCGATTTCCAGCGTATGAATGCGGCGGACTCCCTGGTTGCGGTCCACCCATCGCCAGGCTTGCTGGGAGCCCGCCGGGATGACCACCTCATAGGTCCGCTCGATACCAGCCTCCTCCACCACGATCCGATCACCGCGAACAGGGTCGGCTGCATAGTCGGCGAACCCGATGATGAAGTCCCGCGTCTCGATCCGCACCATCTGCCCCGCCGCGTCGATCCCCTCCCACCGGCCGATGGTCGGCGTGGCCCGGCACGTGACCGGATGGCTGGCTCCGGCCGGCAGGTAGCCGACGAGCACCGCCAGATGCTCGCGCCGCTGCCGCTCAAACCAGCTGCCAGCGTTCGCGAGCATGTCCTGCACTTCGCCACCTCCGGCCACTGCCGGGGGCGGGCTGCGACTGACGCGGCCCGCCCCCGAGGCATGGATCAGGAATTCATCAGCTGAACATCGACCGTCGCATCGCCAGCGGCAGCCGTGGCCACCGCGTAGCCCACGAGCACGTTGGTGCTCGCGGTGCCGGTGAAGACGCTGTTGGTTGCGTCCCAGTACACCTTCGCGTAGGCGTTGATCGCCTGGTTGGCGGTCTTCGCGTGCCGCACGACACCCTTGACCACCAGGCTGCCCTTCTCGCCGGCCGCGAGGCCCACCGGCACCACGCCGACACCCACGGTCCCCATCACGACCACCGCACCGGCGGCCACCGCGGCCGTCGGGGTGTAGTCGATCGCCTCGCCCCTCTGCACGAACGTCGCCATGTTTGTTTCTCGCTTTCTGGAATCTGGAAAGAACTTGGTTCGTCACCCCGGGGCCGGGCTTGGGCTCCCGGCCCCGGGCACGATTTGCACTGTCAGGGTCAGGCCGTGGCCATCCGGTAGCAGCTCTTCGGCTCGCCCTTGGCGACACCGAAGTCGAAGTACCCGCGGACCTGGATGCCGCGCGTGTCGAAGTCCGCCTCGGCCTGCTCCACGACGGGGTTGCGGTTGCCGTTGAGGAACAGCACCTCCATCGCGTTCAGGTCGCCCGGGTTCGCCACGAGCCACCAGGTGCTCGCGCTCGACAGGTAGACCGACGACACGACCTGGTACCGACCGGCCAGCACGTTCGTGCTGGGGGCCGCACCGCTCGTGCCGTGAACCAGGGCCGAGCCCATGGCCTCGGCACCCGCGATCTCCAGCTCCGGCGGGAGCAGGAGGATCGACGGATTCACGCCCAGCGGGTTGCCGTCCGCGTCGTTGACCTTCCGGTAGGCCGCCACCGCCGCCTTCAGGCTGGTCAGGCTGAAGGCGTTGCCCGCCCCGGCCGTGGCCCGCTCGAAGTAGGTGGCGTTGGACGCCTGGAACTCGGTCCAGAAGTTGGTGTTGAACCGGAGAGCCGCACCACGGCCGAGCCGGGTGGGCACCACGGTCAGAGCACCGAGGTCGTCGTTGATGATGTCCCGACGGCTGATCGCGGAGATCCGGCCGTAGGACTTCGCACCGAACGAACGAGCCTCGTCGGTCGCTTCGGCCGACTTGAGCTCACCGGCCGGGCCGACCTCCTCGAACACGAAACCGCCGTTCACGCGAACGCCGGTCACTGCCTTGAAGTCGGAGACGGGGCGGATCATGGAGATCCGATCCCACACCGACTCCACCGAGGTGTAGCCGTTGAGGAGGAACTTGCCGTAGGCCGTGCCGACCACGTTGGCGATCGAGTGGGTGCTCGATCCGAACGAAGCCTTCAGCACGTCGCGGAGGTTGCCGTCGGTGAGCTTGTAGGCGTCACCCTGGTAGCCGTTCGCCTTCGCCGCACGGAGGAGCATCTCCTGGAGGCCCATGTTCCGCCGCTTGTGGGCGGCTTCGAGCGTCCGCTCGCCGAACTGCTTCTCCACGCCCGGCAGGTTGCCGGCCATGCAGATCGAGGCGACGAGCATCTCGTCGGTCTCGGCCGGCTTGGCGACGACGTGGACCGCCGGAGCGGCGGGACGGTCGGCACGGATGTCCGCGAGGGCTTCGGCCTTGACCTCCTTCCGCAGCTGCTCGAGCAGCTCGGCCTTGAGCACGCCCAGGTCCACGGGGGGAGCGGGCGGCGTCACGGCCTCGGGGGCCTTGGCTTCCACGGCGACCTTCGCCGTGGCTTCCGCCGAGGCCTTGACCTCGTCGGGCTTCTGGTTGGCGTGATCCGCCATGTGGAAACCTCCATCATTCGCTTCCGCAGCGATCGCGGCAGACGTAGCGGCGTCTGCTCCGAAAAGGACGATCGACACCTCGCGGAGCGTGCTCGCACGCACCACGCTGATCGGGCCGGCGAACTGGCGGCCGTTCACCTCGACGCTCTCGCCGGCGGCGATGTTCTCGATCCGGCCGACATCGGCCCCGATCGACGCCTGGAACTTCCATCCCTTGCGGGCGAGGTTCACGGCCTTGGCCACCTCTTCGCTCTCGCCGATCACCTCGGTGGCGACCGTGAGATCCGTGCCGCTGTTGACCACTTCGCTCGCCTGGCCGACGGCGTGGTCCATGTCGTACTGGTGGCCGAGCATCACGGCCACGACCTGGCTGGTCGTGTGAGCATCACGGCCACGACCTGGCTGGTCGTGTCCATGCCCGCGAGATCCACAACCAGCGGCAAGCGGCTCCACGCCTGCCGGATGGCCCGGCCGGTGTAGCCCACGAGGCTGAACTTCGGGTTGCCGCCGCTCGTGCCATCCGCCAGGAGCGGGGCGTCGATCAGCGTGGCCTCTCCGGTGATTCGCAGCTTCTGGCTCATGCGTCGGCTCCCTGGGGCTGGTCAACAGGATCAACCGCCGGGGCGGCATCCGCCGGCGTCAGGTCGATGCCCAACTCGTCCGCGTATGCCTTCTCGGCGGCGATCTGCCGGAACACCTGCCGCCAGTCCTTGCCTCGGCGGGCACAGGCTTCGGCCCGGCTGACGGTCTTTGCGTCGAGGCCCACCGTCTCGGCGTTGGCTTCCTTGAGCGGGTCGATGTGCTCGAACCCATCCCACCTCCACCGCCAGGTCCACTGATCGCGGGGCGGCAGGCCGTCGGGGATCGCACCGTCGACGAACGTGGCTTCCTCGATCCACTTCTCCAGCAGCGGATCGAGCACCACCCGCTCGATCTCCGACCGCTCGGCGGCCATGTGCTTGCGGTAGACGAGGTAGTCGCCCCGCATGGTCGAGTAGTTCGCCCCCGTGGCGTCCATCACCGCCACGATGTAGGGCATGTTCAGGCAGCGGCTGATCTGCATGAGCATCCGCCGCTCGAAGGCGTCGAAGGTGCTCGTGGGCTGCTCGGCCTTCATCTGGCCGGCGGTCCAGCCCTCGGGTGCGGCCAAGGCCATGCCCCGCACGAGCGGGCGGCCGTCTCGGCCGCGGTGACCACGGCGTACTGATACCGCCGCAACATCGCGAACAGCTCGAGGGCCGGAACCACCTCGCCGCATCCCCGACTCTGGCCGGCCCGCGTGGCGTGGTAGTAGTGGTGGACCTTGTCGGCCGCGACCCACCGCCCGCCGATGTCGACGCCCCAGTGCATCGAGCCCGGGTGGTAGTTCAGCAGGTAGTACGCCGCAGGGTTGCCGTCGGCGTCGTAGCGGATGCCGTCCACCGCGCCCCGCAAGTCCCACCGGGCCAGTTCGTCGGCGATCATCTCGGGCTCGACCAGCCGGAGGTCGAGCTGCACGCCGCGGAGCTTGCGGTTCGTGGTCTGGATGGCGAACGTGTCGCCGTCGACGGCCTTGCCGATCCGCAGCGTCCGCAGCTTGCGGGCGAGGTCGATCCGCTGGTGCCACTCGAAGACGTTGTCCTCGACCCGGGCGACCGCCTCCTGGCTGGCGTCGGGGCCGCAGTCCAGGAGCAGCGTCGGGCCGGTGCCGACGGCGTCGGCGGCCAGGGTGTTGACCATCCCGGCGAGGTAGCCGTTGTTCGCCGCCTCGTAGCGGGCGCGAGCCCGGAGCGTGCGGCGGATCGCGGGCGTCAGGCCGGCGTCGGCCGAGTGGTAGTCGACCATGCCCCAGTGCTGCTTGTTGAGCGGCGTGGTCTGGGCGGCGTCGTACCGGGCACGGACCATCTGGGTGATGGCGGTCCGCTGCCGCTCGATGGTCGCCGCCATCCGGGCCTTGTCCGCACCGAACAGGTTGCCGAGAAGGCCCATCAGCCGCCGGCTCCTGGGGCCTGGATCTGGGCCAGCCGCAGGCAGGAAAACGGCGAAGCGGCCGCGGCCCGGTTGCGGATCACGAAGTCGGCGGCCGCCACCTGCCGATCGAGCTCATGCTGCTCCACCTCGCCGGCGTCAGTGCGGGCACGACGCGGCTGCGCGAGGTTTTGGGCGATCGCGTCGACAACGTCTTCGTTGGCCACATGCCGGCTCCGGTGGGCGTGTTTCGCCCTACCATCACTGTACCGGCGTGCAGTGGTGTCACAGGAACTCGATGCCGATCAGGGCGTCGGCCTCGGCGTCTTCGGCAGCGAAGTCGATCTCTTCGTCCATGGCGGGCTCCTGCGGCACCGCCATTTTCCGCCTCGCCCTACCTGTCGTTTTCCCGGTGATAACGCACGGTCAGCAGCAAAGGATGTCGACGGCGACGTAGGTCACGAAGATCACCGCGGCGGTGACGGGGGAGAAGTCGGTCATCCAAGCCGCTCCAGCAGGCCGCGCAGCACCCGCAGCCGCGACTCTTCTTCCGCGAACGGCGACTCGCCAGCAGTCAGCCACTCAAGAGCCTCGCGCTCTGCGTCGGTGAGTGTGGCGTCCATCGTCACCGTCACTTTGCCTTCGCAGACCGACAGCGTGGCGTCCTGCTCCGCGAGGCGGCGGATGGCGAGGCGCAGGCTGTCTCGCTCTTTGGCGGCCTCGCACAGTTGCGACTCCAGCCGGTCGCCAGCGTCCAGCATACTGGTGATCTCGGCCCTCGCGTCTTGCAGAACCTCCCACAACTCCACCCACGCCTCTGTGCCGTGCAGCGGAGTGGTTTCGACGCGCTCCTCGCCGCTGGTGATCGCAGCCGTTCTGTGGCCTACTTGTGCCGCTCCAAAAACGCAGCGATGGCCTCGCAGGCCGCCTTGGCGTCATCGCAAACCTCGTCGATGAATGCGTTGTCTCGCGAGATTTCGTAAAGGTGAACTCGCATCTTATCCACCGCCTCCCGCTCCGCGTCGGTGAGCGTGGGCTGGCGGTAGAGCGGGACGACATGCGTGTCGCACTCATGCTCCGACTGCATATCCACCGCGTCCATGCGCGATACGGAGGTGGCGTAGAGCAGACCCTTGGAGCCCGCCACGCCCCACGCCGCAGGCTCCTGTATACCCTCGCGCCGCACACTACCCTCGCCGTGTGTAGCGTGCGTGGCGGGTGTATCGCCGGTGCCTTCGGAGGGTCGCGGTGCCGCTTTATCTGTGCGGTCGCTGTCTCCGCGCGTTGTCGGTTGCGGTGCGACCGACTCAACGCTGGCTATAGCCTCCGGCGAGGCTCCATGGTCTGTGGGCGCGATGCGGTCGAACGCATCCCAACACCGCGAGCAGGCGTCGGCCATGATTTTCCTGCCGCCGTCACTGCTGCATGCCGGCGCGTAGGCACTCGTCGCCTCGCTGATCCAGTTCATCACCTGACCAACGAATCGCCGGAAAGCCGCAATCTCCGGTGTATCGCCGGTGCCAGGCGTCCCGGCTTTCACCGCCGGCGCGGCGTCATGATTCGCTGCATTGTCCGGCGCCGGACAATCTGCCCCAGCACGACAACGCTCGCGGAGCATCGCGTCGGCCATGGCGTAGGCCATTCTCGCCAGCGCAGGCGGCTCTCGGTGGTAGACGGCGTGCGTGTCGACGAGCCCCGTCAACGCCGCAGCCGCGAAGTGGTCGCGGAGATCTTGCTTCTCCTCCGCGACCGCCTTCCAACGCTGAAACTCTTCGTGCCACTCGCGGATGTAGTCGTCGCCCGGTGCCGCCACGGTCTGCTTCGCCATCAGCCGCTCCCTCTCATCCAACAGCCTGCCGATCATCCTCGCCGCCGTCCCGAGCGATGCCGTCCAGG